AGGCGTATCGACTACCGCATAGAAATCACAGATAGCCTTGATCTACCAAAGCACCCCAATTCCATATTCGTAATCGCTTCCTCTACACTCAGGAGCTACTCCTAATGGATTCTCTCACCTCCGCTCGCACTACTCTAGAGAACCTTCCGCCCCCAGAAAATGATCTGCAGTATGTCATCTTCGCCCTCGCCGCAGCTATCACTGCCATATGGCTCGGAACTACATTCATACAAGCCAAGTACGGGAAAGGCTCGGAGCCACCTCCACCTCCACCTCCTACAGAGCCCAAAGAGGGTTCCAAGGAGCTTTGCGCCATCCATACCCATAGGGTAGATGCTCTGCAAGCCCAACTATCCTCTGTACTGTCCGACCTAAATCAGTCCATGCAGAAGATTCGGGCTGATATGAATAACAGTACCCTCGAAAATGAAAGGGCTTTCCACCAGTTCTTCAAAGAGATGATGAAGGAGCTGGAAGATCGGATGGATAAGAGGGATGAGAGGCTAGAGACTTTGATGGATGGGAAATTGGCCAGCTTCAAGGAGGTTTTCGTCCGTACAGCGGCCGAAACCTTTCGCCCGATGGTACAGGAGGCTGTTTCCCAAGCTATGAGATCCTATCAGAAACCACCTACAACATAGGAGAATTTATGAGTAGCCTATTATTGAGCATCGGTGGCGGAGGTGTATTGGGTATCGGCCCAGCCACCTTCCTAAGAAACTGGGAGGAATCCCATAAAGCACTTCCACTGTCCCCGGATGCCCTCGCTGGTACCTCTGTGGGATCTATCTTGGTAGCCGCCAAAGCGATCGGTCTCTCCTGGGCAGAAGTGGAGACCCTATTCATCGCAGGAGCCCCAGTCATCTTCCGTAAGCCTGGGTGGCTATGGAGGATCGACCCTCGCAAGCCCAAATACGATGGTACAGGGTTGGTGGAGGTACTCAAGAAGGTTTTTGGGAGCATTCGAATGAACCAGACCAAGACTCCAGTATTTATCCCAGCGATGGACTACTCCCGTGGTCGCCCCAAGGTTTGGGGACCGGAAGACGATACATATGTATGGGAAGCCGTAGCAGCATCCTGCTCCGCTCCCACCTTTTTCCCTCCTCGGCCTGGTCAATTGGTAGATGGTGGGTTGGTGGCCAACTCTCCCTCCATGGTAGGTATCGCAGGAGCCATCTCCAAACTCGGTTGGGAGCTAGAGGAGAGCTGGTGCATCTCTATGGGAACCAATGGCGACTATTGGGTGAACCCCAAGATTGGGGAAAACACATCCAAGATCGGTTGGGCCGATGTACTACTTTCCAACATTACCAGGGGCAACGAGGAACTGTCTGTTTTCCAAACAGCCGCTCTTTTACAGCGTAGATTTCTCCACATTGACCCCCAGCTAGATAAGAACTGGTCTCTTGATGATCTACGGGCCATCCCCAGCTATGCGGGCTTGTGGCAGTATGTATTCGAGCTCAAGCAGTTTGAGCTGGAAATCTTCCTTCAGCGGATGGTGTAAAAAGATGCTTCGTGATCAAGCTATTGAGTATGGTCTCCGTTTCGTAGGTCTCCCTTACCTCTGGGGCGGGGATGACCCCATTTTGGGATTTGATTGCAGTGGTCTTGCCCAGGAGGTTCTGTTGGCCGTAGGGCTAGACCCTCCAGGGGATCAAACCGCCCAAGCACTTTATGAGGCATTCAAGTCAAAGTCCGTAGGGCTCGCTGGTATTCCGGCAAAGGGCTGTCTAGCTTTCTATGGAAAGTCCCTTCGAGGTATCACCCATGTTTCCATCTGTATTGGTGATGGGCTGATACTGGAAGCTGGTGGTGGTGGCTCTGCTACGGTGAATAATACTACAGCTGCTACACAAAACGCCTACATCAGAGTGCGTCCGATGAGGCGTAGAGCTGATCTCGTTGCGGTTGTTGACCCTTTTAAGGCCTGAAAATCTCAAAGACGAATACAGACTTGGGTATCTCCTCTAAGGAGAGATTGCCCTGCCCAGTCATATATACCTTGCCGTAGGGTAAATTCTTTAGTTTCCTGACCCCTCTCGCAGTACAGCCAGAGGGGAGTTGAATGTGGGCCTTTCTAGCCCATACCCGTAGCACCTCACCAGAGGTGGCTACTTGGCTTTCCCCTGTGGGGATGTGAGTCATTTTGATGGATGGGTTGGGCATTTTACTTCTCCTTGATGGTGAATGGGATAACTTTAAACGAGTTTGAGGGCCATGGGCCCTTGTGAAGATACTTATACATCAGAGCGCAGGCCTCTTCCGTTGTATAGCTTCGAATCTCTTTGGGGCATTCTGGGTGATTCCTTCTGGCTTCCTTATAATACCGGTCTTTTTGGAGTATGATCGGTTTCTGAGCATTTTTGGAAACATCCATCACCAAATCTTCGCTTTCTATCCAGGCGTGACCCATCCATCCAGGGATGGCTGGGTTGTATACATACCCATGCACGAGTTTGAAACCCTGGGGCATCCAGCGATTTAGGGCCATCTCGCTTGTATGGTTGAAGCAGTTGCCCCCAGTGAGTGGTTGCTTTCTCATTTACCCTCCTCCTCCTTGATAAGATCATACCGATTCATTCCCACCCCGCTGATAGCTACAAGGGCGATATCAAGGCTCTGCTCATCTGCAAGCTCCTTGTAGTCAGTTTCTGGCTCCTCCTCCAGTACGACCACAATCTGAGCGATCTTCATACCCTTGATGGCCGTTTCAGCCAAGGCCTGGAAGCAGTAATACAGCTCCGCCTCATCTCTGGATACATCACCAACCTGCTGGAGGACTTCTATGACCCACCCCGCAGCAGAGCCCTTGAGGGTCTCCATAATCGCAATCTTCCGTTCTGGGTGGGCCCAAGCCTTCCCTACGGTCTTACCCTTCCCCGAGGGCTTGTCGGTTTTCTCCGGTGGAGGGAGCGGATCTGCAGCGTTGGCCAAAAGAGCCTTGGCATCAGTCAGTAATTGGTAGTAAACATTTGGCTCGGCCGACTTATCCACCCGGAAATAAGATGCAAGGGCATCCCACCCATCAGTAGTGGTGACTACCATGGGGACCTTATCGACTTGCGTCTGGATGAACCCTTTCTTCTTGAGGCCTGCAGCGACCCCAGGAGCTACGGCCTTGGCTAGCTTGGATAGCTTGGTGACATTCTGACTGATGGTGAATACCCATCCAGCACCTCCCCCCGCATCAGCAGAGGAGATGATGGTGGCGCATAGATACTGGGCTTCTTTTGGTGTTAGCATGATAAATCCTCCATGGATTTGAAAATAGGTTTTCCCCGTTTAAGTGTACGCGTGATGATTTTCTTTTGGCGGCGGGCTCTTCGTGAGGAAGCTCGACCACTACCCTTACGAAATTCCCTTTCCTCTTTAATGTCCCAGGTGCATGATTGATAGTTGATTGGTTTCATTCGGAAATCCTTGCCAGCACCATTTTGAACTGTGAGGCTTGTTTGGGTGTGGCGATAATAAAGTAGGTGGTACAGGAGAAGTCATCAGGATCACTTTGGATGGAGATGCCCAGGAAATGGCCGACCTGATGGAGCCGTTCTAGCTGGCCCTCCGTTCTAGCGAAGAAGCGATGCATTTTCAGCATCTTACTGGCCCCCCGTGAGGTGATCCCAGTGGGTATCTGTTGCATCAGTAGAGCCAAAGTCTAAATTGCCTCGAACTAGGTAGTTATGCTCAGTGATGCTACTTATCAGCTGCACAGAGTTCGGTGATGTAGTTTGTCCCCATGGAGTGGTGATTGCCCATTTACCGTGAGCCACTTCAAGCGTGGCTATGGTATAGTGCCCGTAGGTTCTGTTGAAGCAAAAGTAAATCAAATATTTCTGCATGGGGATAAGGTTGGCTAGCTCTGGTAGGTCAACTGAATGAAGAACTCTATACCGTTTCATATTTGCCTCGGGTTGGTTGTTTGTACCCTGATAATATAACCTATTTTGATTGACCCATCAATACTTTCATTAAAAATAATTGGTAAATAAAAGTTTACCAATTCAGGTGGAGCATTCAGCTATGAGATGGATCCCGGAGATGTGAAGGGCTTCAACCCTGTTTTTCCTTCCCTTGGTCACCCACCCAGTAGCTAAGCCTTTGGCCTGCGCGGTTAAGACAATGGCCTTGAGTAGGTGGGACTGTGGCACTCGGGTGGGAAACTTAATTACTGTAGTCATACATCAACTCCTTTGTGTGATTGATGTATTATACCTGATCAATGATCATCGTCATTGATCTCTGATTCCTCATACGGCTCGTAATCTGGGCAATCCCGAGGGTATATTCTCATATCGAGGAGCCTACAAAAAGGCGTCTTGTATAGTACGCAGCTCTTGCACTTGGAGGGAGGCTTCATGGTTGGGGCCATCAATACAGTAGTTCCTTACGCACTGCCTGGGCTTCAGTATCACTGAGATCTCCCGGATCCCTCCCCTCGCCGAAGTCGGCTTGGGCTACCTCCACTGACCGGCCCAGTGCAGCTAGCTCGGAGGCATAAGCCCTCGCCTTCGCTTGGGCCTCTGGTTCTGGGTCAAAGAGAAATATAATGCTTTCCCATCGAGCAAGCTCCCTCACCTGCTGATCGGTCATCGATGTACCAAATGAGCAGACGAACCCATCACCAAGCCTCCATTGGTCGAATACTCCTTCTACTACCACCACCCTTGGCCCTTTTGCTAGGTGAGCCCCATATAGTAGGTGCTTGTGGTGGACTAGGGACTTCTCCACAGGACAACCCTTGTATCGTAGCTCCTGCTGGCCAGTGATATCTCTACCTTGGAAGTTGACCAGCCTACCCATCCGGTCATGAATGGGGATGATAACTCGGAGCCGGAAGTCAGAGCCCTCCCATTCGCACACTGGTCCAGTGCCCAGGATTCCATACTTGGCCTGTAAGTAGTCGGGATCGAACCCTCGGCCAGAGAGGTACTTCTTGTGGTGGGTAGTGAGTTCTGCTCCAGGTAGGACAAGTGGCCCAGTTGCCCGAGCCACCTTCTTGTTATTGAGTGCTTGTCTGGTGAGGTTTTCCGTGTGGTAGGATTTCCACAATACCTCGGCCTCTTTCTCCCTGATGGAAAGCAGTTTGGAGATGACCTTGGTCGTTGAGTGAGGACCACATCTCCAGCAAACGAAGCCCCCAGTCTCTGGGTTGAAGCCTCCGTGGTTGCTGTGATCGGTACACATTGGGCATTGTATGTGAACCCACCCAGGCCTCACATTCTTTCCCTCGGTCCAGCTTGGGAGCGAGCTTTCTAGTACAAACCGAATCGCATCCCAAGCCATTAGGTTGCCCGCTTGACTCGTGGTCTCACTTTGGTGTCAACTCTCTTGACCACATCACCATCTTCTAGCATCACTGGAACCTGTAAGGCGTGGCTGGCTGGTATCTTACGAATGATTCCAGCTTGCCGTAAGTCTTTCAAGGCTTGAAAGGCCACAGCCATACTGCACCCTAGTCGCTTGGCAATGACCGTAGGGCTGGCTTCCGGGCATTCGAGGATTACAGCTAGTACATCTCGCTTGCGCCCAATTAGGGATTGGTGAACTTTCATGGGGGTCTCCTAAGAAATACTTGACACAAAGCTCTTGTGGCTTTTCTGGTCGATGGTGAAGGTGCGGTCGGCGATGGCTACAAAATCAGGGTCGTGGGTGACCATGATAATCTGTACACCAAGCCGGTCAATGAGACCTCTCAGGATTTCTCCCATCAGGGGTCTCAGGCCTTGGGAAAGGAACTTGAAGGGTTCATCCAGTACGATGATCGGTGAGGTCTTGCCAATCGACCAGGCTGCAATACGAAGTGCAAGCGACAGGACATCCACCACACCACCCCCACAAGCTAGTTCGGGATCAACCCTCTCCCCATCTTTGTCGAGGTACATTTGGGCTTCTGTCCTGCCCCGTAGAATAACAAAGTCGATCTTGAATGTATAGGTCGCAGGGAATACGGTATCAAGTGCGGTCTGTACCAAATCCTGCAGGTGGAACTTGAGCTGCTCTTGGGTTTCCTGGGCCACCTGCTGAAGGAAGGCCTGGGCCAGCTCATCATTGACGAGGTCTAGTGAAGCCTGCTCGGACTTGACCTCCATCTCAGCGATGGACTCTTTCAAGATCTCAACCCTCACGGACTTGGTGAGTACTAGATCCCGTAGTGATTGGATCTGGTCGGTCATGTGAGTGCACTCCACATGGCTGTGAAAATGAATAGGGAAGCTATACTGATGGAGATGAATATCTTGCCCCACCAAGTCCGAAGTATCCGATACTTTGAATGTTTTCCTGTATGGAGTAATCCGAAGACCAGTAAGGTCACGAAGCCCCAAAGCAGAAAGGTACTACAGAAGACGAAAATATACATCGCCGTATTCATATAGACCATGCTTTGATTTTTGATTGGGCTTCCGCCACAGCCTCATCGAGGGAGGAAGATAGCTTGGCCACCTTGGCCTTGGTTGCAGCTAGCAAGCTCTCTGCCTCCTCCAGAGAGGATACATCGAATTGCTCCTTGAGCTTACGGAGAATCTCTTCTACTGCTCCTTCCGATTTACTTCTGGCACTGTTGGCCGTCTGGATCTGCTGTTCCAGCTGTTCGATTTCTCTTATGGTTGCCATGATGTACTCCTTGTTTAGGGTTGAGGGATTATACCGAGGCCTCTGTAGCTTCAAGTATGTCGAGGATCTGCTCGGTTTGGTTCACATCCCCTCGACAATAGGCCAAGAGTGTTGAAAGTTTGGTAGTGGTGGGTATCCCCTCTCTATACAGATCCCAAACCATACTCCCCGAGAAATCTTTCTTGGGGGAAGGGAGACCCACAAGGAGGCACGCATCCATAAGGCTGAGCTTGGGCCCACTACCGAATTGGAGGAGCTCCATCACATCTACCACCTTGATATCCCAAGGCTTCTTCCCAGCTACGGAAAGCTGGGACGGCACAATCTCCTTTTGGGAAAGGAACCTATTGGCCAGGAAGGGTATATCAAAGCCCTTCACATTGAACCCAGCCAACCAAGGGTCTCTGGACTTGTGAAGCCAGTTCCGAAATTCAAGTAGCATCCCCTTCTCTGCCAACCGAGAATCGTTCTCGATGGCCATTTCAAAGGTGTCCCCAGTCTCTCTGGATTTGGCGCAGATGCAGCAGACCAAGCTAAATGCGGGGTGGAGGCTGGCATCCCTATCATCGGTGATCTTCTTTCTCTCCTTATACTTCTCCCATTCCACTGTACACAGAGTGGCCCAGTTGGGGATAGTCTCGATATCAAATACGATCATATAGGCCTCTTCAAGTGGATGGGTTTGCGACAGTTAGGACAGAACTTGAATCCCATTTCGGGAGCCCTTGGGCTGTCATCAGGGAATCGAAAGGTTGTACCGCAACCAGTGTTGTAATCTGGTTGCTGATTGGGCTTGGGGGGCTCCCAATGGCAGGCATTCGTAGGGATAGCCAGCTCACCCACTTCCTTGGACAGGTCTTCAATTAGGAACTTGGCCAATCCCAATTGCCTAAATTGGCGAGGTTGGCCATATTCCACGTGCCTCCATCCGCAAATGATCTCTATAATACTTTTGGCCATCGGATGGGTATCCGGCCAGCTTTCCCATAGCTTTGAGAGAGGGATCGGTAGGTGTCCGTATCTTGGCCCAGCCCCATCGCCCCATTTGCTTTTGGCAGTGAGATCCTCGAGAAGCTGGATGTAGTGTTTGGCCTTGTCAATGTCCTCGAGCCCGTTCTTTTTAGAGTAGCGGAGCAGGTACTTGACCACATTACCTTCGCAGAAGGAAAGTTGGTTGATCTCGGAGAACTCTACGGGCTGGATTTCCACACCCTTGTAGTGATCCCCACCAATCTGAATAGCTAGACTAGATCTCACTGGTCACCTCCCTCATGATTGAATACACTTTTGATTGAACATCCTTTTTGAGCCCGATGCTCTTCCTATCGACATTGTCCGTAAAAGACAAGGTCACTCCCCCACCCTTGGCCACCGCATCCAGGAAGGCCTCGATTCTCTCATCTCTGGCCTTCGCTTCTGTAAGGTACTCATCAGTGACCACAGAGTTGTCAGCTGCTGGGATTTGAAACCAGCGGCACTTATGAGTATCGGTCTCGACCAAGACTATCGCTGGCTGGTACCCAATCATGTCCGCGGCTTGAATGTTGATGCACCCAGGGTTGATCAGGGTACGACCATCCTCACCCTCGAAAACGAAAGAGTGGTGGTAGTCTCCGGTGATGATCAGTCGGCTTTCCGGAAACTCTGCCAAAATCTCTTCAGCGGTGAAACCAATACCCTCAATCGGGCGGGCTTCTGCGTTGGGGAAAACAAGTCTATGCAAGACTCGGACTGGGGAAGAGCAGGCCTTATCAAGTCCGAATGGCCACCCGCATATAGGGTAAGCTGGTCCGGAGATTTCTTGCAGGAACCCAGCCCTGCGGAGGGTTCCGAAGCTGCACCGTTCTACATTCTCATAGGAATGGTATGGTAGATCATGGTTCCCCGCAAGGATTTGAACCGGTACTTTGGCCCGCCCAAGCTCTTCTAGGGCCATGTTGACTACCTCTGTGGCCACCCTTGGGAGGTGAAAGATATCCCCGGCAATCACCAGCAGCTCTGCGTGATTATTGGCCATCTCCACAATATAGGCCACATCCCGTCTTTGGGATTCGAGCCAGTCTAGATCGGTGCGGCAACGAGGGCGTTCACCTCGCAGATGCCAGTCCGCCGTGAACATTACTCGCACTCTTCGTTCCCCTCGTGGCTGGGGCAGCCATCGATAGCTTGTGCATTGCTTTCCAGCGAAGCCCGCTCTGCGGGTAGGTCGCGATTGATCACGAGCTCCCCTGTGTACTTCTCAGGGAACCGGACTTGTAGCTTTTTGATATTGGCCTCCATCACCTGCTCCATAGACCAGCCCATTCGCTCGCAGATCATTCCCACATACCATAGGACATCCCCGAGCTCTTCCTGGAAGTTGACCTCATCGAAGTCCTTGTCATAAATGAGAAACTTTTTGACCGAGTCCATGGCTTCCCCAGCCTCGGTACAGAGGCCCATGGCCGCATGGAGGATATCAACTCCAGCCCCATCAATTTGGAGGCCTCGGAGAGGGACGCAGGTATCGGTAGCAAGTTTCTGGTATTCGTTGATGTTCATGGGAACTCCTTTATTGGTTATGTTTTATATAATCCCCGCCACATAGTGGACAGGTAGGTGGTCGTTTGGAAATCAAGGTTTTAGCGAGCTTTTGATTCTCCGCTATTTTACCGAAATGGTCGACAGTCAAGGAGATGAGGGAGGCCAGCTCCTCTACTTCCTGGTCCAGGTTTTTGAATCGAGTGTGAAGGCTAGAGACCTTCTTCAGTAGTGCGGCTGGCTCCTCCGTAGGTATTCGATCGAGTATAGCCTTCTCTCTCAACCCTGCAGATATCAGGGTTGAGAGGTCATATTGGTTGGTAAGTAGCTCTACCAGCTCAGAATTCATGTTCCGAGTATCCCTCACAATCGGTTCTACTTCTACAACCCACCCTAGTTCAGCCATGCTCTTTTTAGCCTGTACTAGAGCTGATGTTAGGGTTGTGAGTGTATTATACTGGTTGGCAGTAGAAGCGAGGCCCTCTGCTGTCTTTTTGGCAAGAACCACGGACTTCTGGGCTTCTTCAATCCAGGAAAACGCCGCAGAGCGTTCCATCTGCCCAACTAGCTGGGAAATGCTGGCTCCCAAGCCGGACTCAATGACACTCAGCTTGCTCATCTCCGATTGGAGACCCTCAATCACCTTGACCAATGCTTGGGCCTCGGAGACCCAGGAAAGCCGTTCAAGTTCCTTCCGGGATGTATCCAAGTTCAGCTCGATCCCTTTGCAGGTTGCAGTACTGGCTCTCTTTTTACCCTCGGCCAAGGATAGCACCTTGTCAATCACTTCCAGGTTAATCAGCTTGTTGAAAAACTTGGCTACATCCCCAGGGGATTTGGAGATCAGGAAGTCTATGTCCCGTTGGCGCTGGATATTCACTTCCGACATATTGAAGAAGTCGTTGACCTCTTGTGGTACATCAGTCTTGATAGCCTCCACCTTGGTTTCCCCAACCATGTATCCATTCATCTTCGCAGATCGAATGCGGGAGCAGGTAGATCCATCGTTCTTGGTTACGGTGACCCTACATACCTGATCGGGCTTGATAGTACCCTTGTCTGTCTTGCACCAATCTGATACGTGAGCATCACCAGAAGGCCTGTTTTCTACCGCCCACAAGAGGCCTCGTAGGATGGAAGACTTACCCTTGTCAGAGGCTCCCACAATAGCGTTGATCCCTGGATGTAGTTCCAGTATAGTATCCTTGTGGGATTGAAAGTTCTCAAGCCTGATTGTCGCTATCATGTATACCTACCTTGATTGGCTGGGGTTGGTTGTCTAGGGAAGGAAGTTTTCTCCACTTTCCCGCATCAAACCCTGCACCTGGAAGGGTCATGCAATATACGGAGCCATCGTCCGTGAGGGCAAAGAGCCTCGCCCTCTCTAGGTGAGGTGGGGCTTTGATTGCCTTCCGGCTCTCCGTATCTACCAACACGCTAGGCGTAGTTGTAATTTGGATGATTTTGCTCATTAGTGTCTATTCCATTTAGGTAGGTGATCTGAATTTGAGGCTCTCCCCTTTATAGTCTTGGTCTGGGAAGCCCTCTGGTAGGGAGCTCGGGGAAATCTCAATCACACTCTCCAGCCCGTACCAAAACCAACAAGGCTCTCCCCTCCGCATCTTTCTTATCGGTGGACCACTAGGAAGTGTACCTATAAGGGCGATCGGTCGGCCCTGACAATCATGACCCACCGCAGCTACCTCGGGATGGTCTTCGAAGAACTCACTTAGGTTCATAGGGCATGCCTCCTCGCCCATTCCGCGATGAGAAGCCCGTCGGCATCACCTTGCTTCTTGATTTCAGCCTCCAATGTAGGGAACAGTCGGAGCCCCACTTCTTTAGAGGCCTTCTTCAATTGCGGGGCTCCCTTGGTGCCTTCGGGCAAGAATTCCTTCTGCCAAGCTCTGCTATCTATGAATTCATGGGGGATGTTGAGCCGTTCAAGTGTGATGAGTGTAGCTTCGAAAGAGCGAAGGGCTCTGCCCGTAGTCTTGAACATCATAGGGTTCACGAAAGGCCTTTCCAGGATGGCCTTGATATCAGATACAGCTTTCACATCCACCCACTTGAATAGCAACTCGACCAGTACACCTTCTAGTAATGGTTGGTCGATACGGGTGATCATGTTGGCTTTCTTTGTGTAGTCCTGGATCTGCTTGGTAGGTGGGGTGATATACATCGGTGGGCCATTAGGTGGAAGCACCCCAATCGAACCGGAGGCCCCATTGTCTATGCCAAAATACAGCTTCATGACTTCTCCTCCGAGCGGGTGGAGAGTGTTTCCGTTGCTACGATGAGCATGAATGCCAATTCGTCTTTCGTAAGCGACTTACCATTGATGATAGCCAAGGCCACATCCTCTATGGAGTGACCAACTAGGTCGTGGTTGGTGATCCAGAAACCGCATTTGTCCCACAGCTTGGCTGGGTCAACTTTCAGTTTGATTTTCATATATACTTCCTTCCTCTATTGATAGATGCGGCAGCCTCTTCACCCTCCCATTTCTCAATGGTACGGCGTTGGAGTTCTTGGTACAAAGCCGGGTCCCCTTCGATCTTTTGGATGAGCGTCTCCCGGTCGTATACATCACCAAAGTGGGATCGGTACTGTACTTGGATGGCTGGGTCGCTTTCCACCCATTTGGCGAACCAGTCGAGGGAGAGGTTGGCGTTACCCGTATCCTTCTTCTTGTCCAGTCTTGCCTTTTCGTCAAGGCCTACATCTTTGAGCCAAACTCTGATGTTTTCAAGGTTGCGTTCGCATTTGCCATCCCAAGCGATATTCTTGGTTGATCCCGCATCTATATTACCGGTTTTTGCATCCCGTAGGGAGTAGAGATAGTCGAGGCAGGAGCCAATATCATCCAGGCCATAGTCGAAGTAGAAAGTGAAGCGGCATTTGCGGAAAGGTCGTGGTGTCTTGGACTTGAGTACCTTGGCCTCGACATAAACACCTACCACCCGTCCAGCCCGCTCTATTTTCTGAATAGTGGTTAAAAACAGTCGGGTGTGGCAGTAGAACTCCATCGCCTTGCCACCACTGACTTCCCACTTCTGTCCAAACATCATCGCCTCTGGGTTGTCTCGGATTTGGGAGATGATCATGAGAAGTGAATTGTTATGCTTGATCGCCTGATGTTGCCCTTTGAAAAAGTGTTGGGAGAGGAACTTGGCAATCTGCATCCCGTAGTCACCCTTATCCTTGACCTCTACTCCGTTGGCCAACTGGTTGGCTCTTGCAGTTTGCATCGCCTCACGATTGGCATCGGACAAACCATCGAGGGAGTCGACCGCATAGATGCCACACTCCCCCTCTTTGATGGTTTCCAGGAACTTTGTGACTTTGGCGTCTAGCTCTTCGACCGTGGCCGAATCCTCTACTGACCTTGTCCCAAGTTTCCGAGCCTCTGGGCGGATATTGAAACCATATAGGTTAGTAGTGTCAAAGGTGTCCCCAGTCTCTGTATCGTCGGAAAACCAGCGATAGCCTCTCTGCTTGTGGTCGTGGTAGCCACGGGCGAAAATCTCGTTCTTGAGGAAGGACTTACCGGCGGACTTATCGCCGATGATATTGACAATTACTCCTGCGGGGAAGCCCATGACCCCAGAAGCTCCCCCAACAGCCAAGTCAAGGAGGGTACAACCTGTCCGGAAACGGATTGGGGTAGAGCTCTCTTCTTCTTTTGGATTCATAATGATATCTCGAATGGAAGTGGTGTTCATACCTATTATACCTCAAACAAAAAAGGTGACCCTGTTTAGATCAGAGCCACCCAACGGTCGCCATTCAAAGAGAGTAGTCTACTTGAATAGCTCATTCAACCCATCAGCCACCGCTAGCTTTATTACAGTCCTCCCAGACTTCGCAGCGGCGGCATTGGCGGAGGCTATCAACATCCTTTCCGAAGGTGCCACCATAAGAGCAACTCCCTCCGGCCTTGGTAGCTTCCTTCTGGGGTCGGGTCTTGGTATTCCGAGCCTCCTCCTGGCGATCTTCTTCCTCAAATACATTACCAACTTCTTCTTGGCCTTCTGCTTTACCTTGAGCTTTCTCTTGAGCTTGGGCTCGCTGGGGTGCAGGGTTCTGCTCGTTATCCTCGTCATCCCCATCGTCGGGCTGGCCATAGAGGATGGCTTCGAGCTCCGCAGGGGTCTTGACTACAAGGAACTCGTCGAAGGAGATGGCCCTGTCCACCAATTCCGGGCCCACCTCTTCCTCCCTACGGACGAACCGGAAGCTCTTGTACTTGGTGGTCTTGCTTTTCCCGAAGGCCTCTTCTGCCACACGGCAAGAAATCAGGGATCCATCCTCAAGATCAGCGAAGGGAATCACACCTTTGCCATCTGCGCAGGCATTTGCTTCTTCTATCAGTTCCTTTGTAAAAAGGTAATGACTGACGGAGAAGATCTGTAACGCCTCTGGTCCCATCTTTCCGACGGGTTGTACATTGAAGTAGCATCGGCGTGTGGCCCTGATTTGCTTGGCCTCTTCTTCCTTGTCCTGATCATACAGCTGGTTCACTACATCGCAGATCGGGCAGGGCTTACCGTAATTTTTCTTGGGGCAGATTACATCAGCCTTGCTGGGGCCAATATAGCGATGCACATGGATATCTAGCATAAAATCCAGCTCTCCGATCTTCATCTCTCCTTGGGCTACGAGTGGGTGATGGATGGACTTAACTTCGAAGGGGATGATGTTGAACTTGATGAGTGTATCAACTTTGGGCTGGAAGAATTTCAACTCCTTACCGGTCTTGTTCCAGTTGATCACATCCATACGCTTGGCACCCCCACCATCGTCCTTACTGGAGAGGGCTTGTCCATAGCGGTTTCCACCGAGTTTCATAGGCCTATTATTCATTCGGATTACTCCTGTTCTTGTGTTGCTTGGTTACGGTTGAGGTATCCCCGAAGACCTTGGGTCTGGGAGGCTGTGGCACCGTCCCGCTTGGGATCGGCATAGTACCCGGAGAGGTATAATCTCACGAGGTTATCTAGCATAGACTTCTTATGGTCCAAGGAGCGGAGAAGCCCTTCAAGGTGGGCCACTCCCTTGGACAAATCAACCAGATTGGTTTCCAGCTCGATCAGTTCTGGATCCTTGGCCAGGAAGGCTGCAACAACAGCTTCCGTGATCTTGGGTTCCTTAGGAGGGTTCACCCGCAGGTCGATTTCTATCTCGGCCTTACGGGTTTTCAATTTATTGGTTGCTCTATCGCGAAGGCTCTTGGCTCCAGCCAACTCCTCCCCCACCTCATAATAGTAGTGGGATTGCTGTTGGGCCTCTACATCCAGTTGGAATCGGTTGAGGCTGATCATTTCAATGGGGTCTGTCATAGATTCTCCTTTGTATTTTTACCCGTTCGTGTGACATGCAGTATAGGCCATCAAGACCACCCCAGGAAACCCATTGGAGTATGTGTCGTAAGAAAAGGCCTCTAGTACTTGTGCAGCCCGACCAGAGGAATCTCCCCCACCCAGAACCACGGAAGACATATAACCAGTGACGGCTCGGCGAATCTTCTCGCTGTCCTGATCTTTTAAGCCCTTGAGTACCACCGCACACTTGTTCCAGGAGCCAGAAAGTAGGTTCCGGCATAGATCAATCGTACTATCGGATAGCTCCGTGGGCACTGAACAGGCATCCAGCATCTCCTTCATATCAGTCATACCGATGATCTTTTCTAGTAGGACGAGTGTAGCTCTTGGGCTACCTCCAGCCTGCTGACTGATCTCCTCTAGTACTTCTTCCGGTACAGTAACGCCCTCTGCCTTCGCCACTTGCTTCGCCAAACGGTATAGCTGGCGAGCAGGCTGGGTCTCCACCTTGATTTGGGTGCAGCGAGTATGAATGGCAGGTAGCATCTTCTGCGGGTCTGTGGTACAGAGGAAGAAGAATACATGATCGGGGCAATCTTCCAATGGCTTCAGCATTGCATTCTGCCATTCCTTGGTGGTCATATGGCATTCGTCGATGATATAGATAACAGAGCCCCCCATCGCTGGGAGGAACCTCATCCGCTCAATAATATCGCGGGCTGTATCGATACCTCTGTTATCCGCCGTATTCACTTCCCTGATATTAAGGTCGTTGCCACCAAGATACACCTTGGCAATCATACGGGCGATGGTGGTCTTACCGCAGCCAGATGGGCCAGAGACCAAGTAAGCATGGCTCCAGTCTGACTTGGGCTTGGCGAACCCTTTTTCAAGAGCCTTGAGCTGGGCCTCGTTGCCCAACATTTCTTCGACCGCTTGTGGTCTGTATTTGTGATAGAGTCCCATGTAGGCTCCTTATAGGTTAATGGAACGACCGAGGGAGTCTAGTGCTGTAAGGTTTGCTTGCATACGGGAAGCAATGCGGGCCAGTACACCTGCGATACTGGAATCCGTACTTACTTCTTCTGGTGTAACAAGTTTCCCACCCTTCTTACAGATCGGTGCAAGGGCTGATACCAAGTTTCCCTGTACTTGGGTTTGAGCTTGAGACATACCATCGATGAGGGAGAGGAGCTCCGTCACAGATAGGTTACGGACTTCCTTGACCGATACTTTCTTCTTTTTGGTTGCCATGATGTACTCCTTGTTTAGGGTTGAGGGATTATACCTACAGAGCACCCAGGGATTCCATCTCTGCCCACGATCCATCGATTTTGGAGCGTTCAGCTTCTAGAGTCAAGGGTACATTGATCCAAGACCAGGCCTCCCTGATCTTCTTGGTTGCGTATTCCTTCATGATAGCATTTACCTGCTCTTCCTCTTCTGGGTGAATATCCCCGACCATCGCATCGTGAATCTGCCCTATGATCTCGCTGCGACCAGAGAGGCCTCGGACGATCGGTGCAACTTCCGCGATGTCCCAAAGTAGGCAGTGAAAGGCAGAGCCTTGAATGGGGCGATTGGTTCCTTCTGTGTAGGCTACTGGGCCATAGCAGCGAAAGCCCGTATACAGCTCGATATAACCATCTTCTTCGTACCGAGCATACATACTACGCTTCCACTTGTCATACACCTTAAAGCGTGTACCCCAAAAGTGCTTCTCAATCTCCGCTAGGTGAGTACTGAACTCCCCGAGGTTGGTAAGCCCATGAGTGGCCATATGATCGCGGGTTTCCTGGTCAACATTCTCCCATAAGTCAGGAGCCATCGACTTGCAGGTAGCTCCATAAAAGCTGGGGAACACAAACATATTTTTGGCCCATTGGCGTTCCTGCTTTCGAAAGGTCTCTTTCTTGCGCTTGAAAATCTCGCAGGCCATATCTCGATGCATATCCGTAGCAGGGTCTTCTATATATTTCATCATCGTCGGGTCTTTATGGTAGCAGGCGGAGATACATACCTCCACACCCTTGTAGTCCCACTCATAAATACGGTTCCCTACTCTCGGCCTGATCAGGCTCCGGACGATCTTCTGCGCCTCTTTATCCCGTTTGGGGATATTCTGGAAGTTGGGGCTATCAGAGGAGCTACGGAATGTGACCACTTTATGTAGGTTGAAGAATGGGCGAACCACCCCATCAACCTGCTCTCTTTTAAACTGGGCCAAGTAGGTGTCCCTCATCTTTTGCCATCTTCTCCAAGCGAGTGTGAGAGTACATAACTCGGACTTGAGCTTGGACAAAGAGGGTTCATCCACCCCTCTGTTATGGGATCGGTACTTCAATACATCATACAGGAGAATGGCCATATCCGTGTTAGAAGTATGTTTGAATGGGGCGGGGCCAGGCCACACCCGTACCTCGGGACAGGCTATAATTTGCTTTTCTAAGGATACCATCTTCTCCGTGAGGGATGCCCATTGCGCATCCAGCTGCTCCATGCGGATATACATACCAGCATTCTGTACCTTGGTGAGCTCATACCCACCATCCAGGAAGAAGTAAAAGCCCTTCCGTTGGAGGGGATCCTCTAGATCAGCCAGCTGTGCCTCATATATTGGCATCATATATAGGCTGTCCTTCGCGTTATATTCGAGTAGGTCAATCATCGAGAATCCAGGACCAGGGCGATACAGCTTGTTGAAGGCGTTCGCGGAGTTCCTATCCTCCCCGTCCAAGGGCTTGGTGACCCATTGATCCATCTTGGCATCGTACCCAGCTATGCCCAACCGAGTGTAGGCTTCAAACTTGAGGCCGGTGGGTGCATTATTGTTGATGCAGTGAGCTCCGAGGCAAGTGTCCCATTCATAGTGGGTTGGCCAGTAGGGTTCAACGCCCTCGCCCCAAGCTCGGAACCTTGTCCAAGTTTGCTCGAAGTCCCCTTTGTGGGCCACCCTTTTCACCTTGGGATCGGTCATCAGTTCCTTCCAAGCGGAGAGGAAGTCGGTAGACTTGAACCAAGGAAAGGCTCCAGCCCACCACTGTCCATCTTTCTTGAAAGATAGGGAAGCGCATACAATGCGGTGCCCTTCCCTGTGGGGCTTGATACCGGTGGTCTCATAATCGAAGCCCACCGCAGACTTCGCCTTGATTCCGGCCTTGATCCAAGCGACTGCCTGCTTCTCTTCCTGGGTGATTTCCCAGTTCTCCGATATGACCGGGAAGGGAGTTCGCTTGGTAGCCAATGCCCAGGCCTTCTTGAGGTGGTCGAAGGTGAAAGCCCGTTCAACTTTGTTGCGCCGAGGGTCTCTCAGCTCATCCAGGCTGTATGTGGGGCATACCCAAGCATCAAGGCTTCTCTCTGGGATAGCCTTTCCAAAGAACTGGTGGGGGGATACATTGGTAATTCTTCCCGCGAGGTTGTCCCAGAGGACAGACATGATAGGCATAGTACCCAGTGGAATAATTACAGCTGGTTTTAGATCAGAAATGAGTTTCGTCAGCTTGGGCTTGCAAAATTGAAAGGCTGTCAAATTCTCCGTGGGTACTGGGCACCTTGAGGCGTAGGTCACCCAGCAGTCTTCCCAAAATGTTTTTGAAATACGGGAAGCGATATCCCGGATGAATTGTAGACGGGATCCCAGGGAGAGGTCTTCCTCCTCCACAGCATCCAGGCTGGGGCTTTCTAGAATCAGCAGAATACCCTTTTTCCCTTCCCCTTGGTAGGGGATCGGTGAACCTGCCCAACACTTGTCTAACTTACACTCTGGGCAACCACCAGCCACCCCATTCTTTATCTTCCGCTTGGGGAGGTCAACATCTGGGGCTGGGCCGAGGTCGAAAAATCCTTGATGAATGGCCATAGTTTTCCTATACACGAAAAGGGATCCTGGCTGTTATACAGGATCCCTTGTGGTTATTCTTTGATGGAACTTGCAGCGACTTGCACATAGCCTGGAGTAGAGAACACTAGGGCTGTGCTGTTTGTTGATGGGCTGGTGGTCAGATAGAACTCCACCACTTTCTTTCCAGCCTCGAGAAGGAAGGAAGAGTCCACCCATACTTCAGTTGTGGGGCAGTTGAGAGGTGTTTCCCAAGGAATGGATTCACTGGCCTTGCCCGTAGTCTTCTCTGCGAAGACCACCAACTCCGTAGCAGTAAGTGTAAGCTTGACAGGGAAGCTACCTTTCACATCGGTTGCTAGAGTAGCTACTCGGTCAACCACTTCCGTGAGGGTTGCTGGGAGCTTTCCACCCACATCCCCTTCCTTACGATCCATTCCTGTGATTAACTGATCCAGTAGCTTGATCGGGTACTTGGTATGATCCTTCCGCTTACAGCTGAAGATGGTTCCATCAGCAAGGCGGAAGTGTACCCAAGCCTCGGACAGGGAGTAGTCTTTCACCTGATCGAGCTTGAGAAGGTCTGCCACTGCGGGGTCATCGATCCAGAAGGGCTTCATCTCTCCCTTCAAGGTGAAGCGGTTCATACGAACAGAGTCGGTGGAAACCATGAGCACTCCATCAACAGCAACGCCTCGCTTGGGGTCAGAGTTTTGGGCCATCTTGACCAGCTTGAGACCAGCCGAGAAGTCTTCTGGTACAGCTTCGAATACGAGCTGCTCTAGTTTCAGCTCAGTGAGATAGCTCCCTACCTTACTATCGATGAGGGAAAGCTCGGCCTTGGTGCGGCCTGCGGTGAAGAGCCACTTGTTGGCCACCACTTCCACTTCAATGATCGGTGCATTGATTTTGGACACAAGTCGGAAAGCATCCATAGACTTGCAGGCACCAGCCAATCCATCCAGTTCAACTGGGACAGATACGGATACCGAGTCGTTGTAGGAGTGTAAGAACTTCCCGGAGAAGAGGAAGGTATCTGCCCCCTCGATCAGTGATGCACCTTTGTCCACCCCAGGTAGGGCTTTCTTCATGGCGACGAGTAGCTGGTCTTTTGCGATATTCATTTGGACTCCTTGTTTTGGTTAGAGAAAGAAATTGGTGGTTGGTTTGAAAACCTTCATCGCCTTGTGGTGGAGGCTTTCGTAGTAAGCAACTGAGATATAAACACGCTCTCGCGTACCGAGGGATGATTGCTCCTGTGCCACGTCATAATTGAAGCCAAGGGATTCTACCCAGGATCGGACAATATCCACAGCCTTGGTGGTCTTCCATCCTTGGTCATCTATACGGACCTTCGGGTTCAGCTTTACAGCCTTCCGTTGCGGAGTGAAGATTCCACCGAAACGAGCCATTACATGTACGGAGGTGGCATCTACCGACTTCCAAGGGTAGCCAAGAATCAGATCTTCGTCCATAATGCCGTAGCCATGGAACCCCACCTTCTCAGGATCAGGGTAGAGTGTGAAGACTTTATCGAGGAACTTATGGAGCCTGTTTTTGCCAGCCCCAACCATTCCCCCAAGCCCAATATAGTCCGTGACCCCAGCCATCTTATGTAGCCATTCCTCCGGTTCACCTTCATGGAAGGCTGGAAGTGGCTGAAGGCCTGCATCGAGCATCTTCTCATAGTTGATCCATGAGGCCTCTGCATCACCAATCACATCAAGTGCTGCGTATACATTGAGGATGGGTGCATTCTCCTTCAGGAATTGGATATACTCCATCAGGTTGATCGGTTTCCCACTCTTCGAGGTAGTGAAGGCTCCCGAGTCAAGGAAGTAGCTGTCGCAGTAGTAGGGGATCTTAATCTTGCGGATTGTAGCATAGCTTTGCAGTACACCAATCTGAGGCATCCTACCATCTTCGTACTTCCCAGAGGTGATATTCGAGTAGTAAATTTTCATTCGATACCTACCAGCTTATGCGTTTGTAGGGAAAGGCGGTATCCCTCGGACTTGACCAGCTTGATAGCCAAATCTGTGGACTCTGCTACTGCGGAGTTGGGCTGGATATAAATGATCGATGGTGGTAGGTACTTACCCTGGAGAGCCTCCTTGGCCATTTCCCAAGCCTCAATATCCAGTTCCGTACCAATGACCAGCTTGACCTCGTCTGCGTAAATAAGCTCATCTATTAGTACCGGCAGGGTATCGTTGATCCCGAACTTGGGGCTGACAGTGATATAGGGCCTCACTTCGCAGTCGTACAATAGGGAGGTGAACGAGATTGTACCCGAGGTCTCAATCTGTACCTCGTAGGATCGGGAGGTCAAGAAGTTGATGAAGTCTACCAGCTGCTCTTTGTGGATAAGAGGCTCCCCGCCTGTGATAACAACCAGCGGGGGATTCTCGGGTCGGAACACTAAGCTCTCCATCGCTCCGAGGATATCTTCGAACTCCATCTTCGCATAGGTAGGCCTGGGGATGTATCCACCCTTGGCTAGCATTTCAAGCTCGCTGACTTCCTTGTCCTTCCCTAGTGACCAAGTGTGTTTTGTATCGCACCAAGGGCAGTGGACTGGGCAGCCCTGCAGACGAATGAATACGGAGGGACGACCGGCCATACCACCTTCGCCTTGAATGGTGTAGAAAATCTCATTGACGGGAAGTGTCATATTGCTCCTTTTCCGCGACCCAGTTTTCAGCCTTCTCCCAAGGAAATACCACCCATTCCTCTGTAGCAAATAGGAGGGCTTTGGTTCTGTCCTTGGCTGGATTGAGGTGTTGATTTCGTTTGAGTACCCAAGCAAAAATAAGGCCGGTGGGATAGGCTTCTAGGAATATAGAGGCTTCAGCTCCACTGTCCACAATATCATCGAGGAATAGTACATGCTTGTGGGATACGTGGCCCAAGTCCAGAATCATTGGGATCTCCAAGATGTGGGATAGGGTTACACCAAGAACAAGCCCGCCTCTTGGTGGGGCATAGATAACGCAGTCTTCCTTTTTAAGGCCTTCTGTCTCCAAGGTAGCCAGAATGAGATCCTCCATCTTATGGCAATCCCTGGCCCAGTTGCCCCAACCAAGCAGTAGTTTACGGAAACTCATAGGGTAGCCTCTGCATGACACTTATAGGTCTCTTCTACCTTGACCTCTACCAACTCCACATCCCCAGGGAGGTAAAGTGGTCCAATGTTGGTGAGTAGGTACTCTGCCATGTTTTCCGCGGTGGGGTTGAATGGTACCAAGCATACACCTTCAGGATCCATCTTTTGCATTTCCTCCGCCTGTGGGTCTTCTGCCCATAGAACCATTTTGTGGTCCCAGTTGGCCTCCAGCCACATACAGAGGATAGATTTGATCACCGAGAAGTCGATCACCCTCCCGATTTGGTCAAGCCCAACCTTGGGGGCAATCTTGAAATGCACCCTGTAATTGTGCCCATGAAAGTGCTTGCACTTGCTTTCATGGTTGACCACTCGGTGGCCAACTGAGATATCGTGGAATCTTATCGCGTAAATTTTGGACATTTGAGTTCCTAGAAGAAGAAGTTATTGGTCAGATTATACCGAGTGGGGGACTCGTCTGCCACGCACTCGAGCCGGTAGGCATTGACCTTCATACGCTCAATACGACCTTCCCGATCATTCTTGTTGCAGAGTTCCCAGCTGAAGCCGATTGATTGTACCCATTCGCGAACCTTTTCCAAACTTATGGGGGAGTCTTGCCAAGCCTTCGCTGGTGCCGCCACTTTCTCTCCTACGCAATAAGTACCCCACGGAGTTTGTAATCTGCCGGAAAAGGCACAGAAGTACGCCCCAGTTGAGTCTGCAGTTTTCCAAGGGTACGCCCGCAGCAGGTCAGGATCGGTGACCCCGTACCCATGGAAGCCGACTTCCGCTGGATTTGGGAACATACTGAACACCCTGTCCATAAACTTGTGACGCTGCTTCTTATTGCAGAGTGCGATATTGCCCAGCCCAATATAGTTCGTGTGTTTGGCGTACTCTTGTAGGTAGCTCAAGTCCTCACCTTCATGGAAGGCCGGAAGTGGGTCGAGGCCTCGTTCCCTCATTTTCAAGTAGTTCTTCAAGGAGGCCTCTGCATCACCAATCACATCAAGGGCTGCGTAGGTGGTGACCTGATCACCCCGTTCCTTCAAGAAGGAGCAGTAGTCGTCTAGGGAAATGACCTTACCACTTTTCCAAGCGGAGAAGGCCCCAGAGTCCAGGAAGTAGATGTCCGACCATTCCGCCCGCTTGATCTCTTTCACACTAGCAAAAGAGGAAAGAACCCCTATTGAACGATGAAACCCGATGGGGAGCTTGTAGATTGCATCCATTCCGCCGTGATAGAGCCTCATTTATTCATCTCCACCAGCTTGAGAAACTCACTGCGAGCTGCGGGGTCATCCCGGAAGATCCCACGCATCACGGAGGTCGTCATTTCACTGGATGGCTCTTTGACCCCTCTCCAGGTCATACAGTAGTGCTTGGCCTTCACAATCACAGCTACACCCTTGGGAGTAATCACCTTTTGGATGATGTCTGCAAATTGGATAGTGGCTTCCTCCTGAATCTGTGGGCGGGAGAAGATCCAGTCGGCCAACCGGCTGAACTTGGAAAGCCCGATGAGGCGGTCTCCGGGGATGATACCCACCCAAGCCTGCCCCATGATAGGAACCATGTGGTGGCTACATCCACTACGGATGGTGATCGGTCCCACGAGGTAGATCTCGTCTAGGTGCTCGGTATTGGGGAAGTCCTTGAGCTCCGGCATTGGTTGATAGCGACCCTTGAATACTTCCGTGAGAAACATCTTGGCCATCCGGCGAGCAGTCCCTTTGGTGTTGGGGTCGTTCTCCGTATCGATAGCCAAGGCCTCAAGTAGATTTTGGCAGGCCTCCTGCACTTCTTCTCTCATATTTCCCCATACCTCGGGATTGATATGCTCGGCGATGTTAGAGTTGGCCATCGCTGGGACTGACTTAGATTTAAGCATTTTTAACAGGTTCATATGGTCTCCTTTAAGTGAAAGCTGGGTCATCTATACCGTTACGGTCGAAAGCAGTTTTACGCATAAAGCATGGGCCACACTGGCCACAATGGGTGTCCCCGTTTCTGTAACAGGACCAAGTGAGATCCATTGGAGCCCTGATATAAGCACCGAGCTTTACAATCTCATGCTTCATGAGGTGCCCTACGGGCTGATGCACCCGTACATAGTTCCCCTCATTCACGGCGTTGGGGAGTAGTTGGTTGAAAAGATTGATAAACTCGCCCTCATTGTCCGGATAGGCTCCGGATTCCTCCAGGTTGGTACCTAGACAAAGGTGGCTGAAGTTATTGGCCTCTGCGAAGGCTACTGCCAAGGACAGCATCACCAAGTTGCGGGCTGGTACCCATTCATGGGCATATTCAGCTCCAGCCAATCCCCCAGCGATATTATCGTCTTTTTGTAGGAGGGGAGAGTTGCCTGCCATTGCCGAGTAGCCCAAGGGCAAGAAATGTACTTTGGTACCCATTCGCTCGGCAATGGCCTTGATACGGGACACCTCATTATCCTCTGCCTTGCAACCATACTGGAAATGTAGGAGTTCTACCTCGTACCCTTGAGTCTGCATCCACTTGGCAGCTACGGTGGAGTCAAGTCCCGCGGAGGCGATGGCGAGGCATCTCTCATTGATGATGCGAGGGATCGGCTCGGATTGCAGAGTGCTGAGGCTCAATACCGTATACGGCTCAAGTTTGCAAGGGCGATGACCAATCTCAACCACTGGGTCAAGGAATTGAGCAAGGCTCGCGAAATAGATACAGGTGGCTCCTGGGGTGATGCTGGCATAGTAGTATAGCGGCTTGTAATTTGCAGCCAAGTACATATCGTGCTCACCTACAATCGCCAAGGCGTAGCTCCCTTTGAGCTTCCCCAGCGAGGTAGCCACAGATCTTATACTTGTCCTGTCCAATACCTTGGGGATGATTTCGCTGTCAACTGCACCCGGAGGATTGCCAAGTTCTTTATCGTTGGCGATTGTTCCGTTATGTACCACCCCATCGTATGGCTGCAGACGGGTGGGGTTATCAAGCTCCGTAGTGGGGGTCGCCCTGTTATTACCAATCAACCAGTTGATCGGTACAGTTTTTGGCCCATCACCAGAAGGAACCATCATGGTTCCCTTCGTGAAGCCCTCCGCATCTCGACCTCGGAGCTTACTAAGAGTTTTGATCTCTTGTAGCTTGCTGTGATCGTAGTTTCCAAACGCCCCATAAATTGAGCACATATTTAATCTCCTTGGTTGTTTTTACCATAAGCCTGTTCGGTCGGTAAGGTATGAGCGTGGATACGGCTCTTAACCTTGGCATCCATGAACGGTCGGCCAATCTTGAGGGCTTGGGTGACTACCACCTGGTCCAGGAAGGCCTCTCCTTCCCTCTGCACCTTACAGCCCAGCCTCATAAGGCCTTGAGCAATCTCCTCTTCCGTTTGGTTGAGTGTGATGAGCTTGGTGAGGTGAGCGATCTTTCTCATATCTTCTGCTGCATCCTCTGCTTCAACATCTTTCTTACCCGACATTGTCTTTCTACCAGATTGGGAGGCGGTAGCGATGGCCACATTCAACTCCTGGGCCAGCCCTCGGATTCCACCCCAGATGGAGTTCAGCCTATGGCGCTCCTCGTTGATACCCTTGTCATCTGCCATAATATCGGCATAGTCAATAGAGATGAAGTCGGGTACATAGTTCTCGTACATCTCCAGGTTATGAAGAACAGTTCTCAGATCGGTGAGAGTTAAGGTAGTGGTGGGGAAAGTAAGTACACGAAATCCACCACTACGTGCATTCATTTTGATCTTGCGTATCTCCGTAGCAATGTTTTCCTGGGTAGGTGTTTCAAAGGTGCGGGTCATGGGCCTATACTCCAGAGACCACTTGTCTCCATCTTGTACAAATCGCCCCACATCAAAGTGTACCTCACCCTTCCGAGGCATGCCCTTCAAGGATTGCCAAATGCGGCGGGTGACCTGATTCTCGGTCATCTCCAGGTTGATATGCAAGGCCTTACATCCAGTGAGTGCAGCCCTTTGAGCGAGGTATAGGAGCCACCAGGTCTTACCTCGCTTTGGTGGCCCCATAAACGAAATGAAGTCACCCCTATTAACGGAGCCGATGGCGAGGCCGAGGTCTCCTGGTAGTGTGAAGAGCTCTTCTTCTGCTTCGTTGAAGGCAGAAGCCACCCTTTCGAAATCGGAGAATAGGTCGATTCCCTGGCCATTTACCCTTTCCACCCTCTTGTATTCCGCAATCAACTTCTCTCCAGCCTTGGCATCGCCTTGCCCAATAACAGCCTCTAGCTGATCCTTCATCAAGGTGAGAGACCTCATCTTAAACCAGTCTACCGCTACCTTGGCAGAATAGGCCTTATTGTTCGGTACATTGGCCTCCCAATCCCTAGAGAGCCTGGAGAGGAACTCCCCCACCATTTCTTGGGTTTCATCTTCCCGTATCTCACTCTTCCTCTTGCGGTAAATATCCTCGATCGCTCGACCAGGAGCTTCCTTTGTAAGGGTAAAGAATTCCAGTACCCAAGAGGCTACTGCTCTGGAATACGAGGACTCGAATAGCCTAGACTGGGCAACCGAGGAAATCTCCAACAAAAAGGGAGTCGAAGTGATCATATGGGACAATACTCGTCTTTCTTCCGATAGATCAACTTTGGTTCTCTGCATCATTTATGGATACCTCTGCGCGTGAGTAGTTCACCCAGGAAGTCAGTATCGGGTGGGATTTCCCCATCTACAACCTTTGTAATCATCTTCCTTCGAGAATCTAGTATTTCCACCATATCCTCGTCGATCGTTCCAGGAGCGATCAGGTAGTAGATGTTCACTGATTTGGTTTGGCCGCTTCTATGTAAGCGGTCTTCTGCCTGGGCGTGATCGGTGGGGCTTGGGGCATATTCGACGAATACCATATTACTACAAGCATCCTGTAAACCATCAACGCCAACCCCGCAGGCTTGTATATTCCCTAGGAAGATGCGGGCTTTTCGATCCTTAAAACGCTGAATCTCCCCATCTCTCGCCTTTCCAGTCACATCCCCATCCACTTTCGTGGTGCCATAGCCTTTCAAGGTTTCCTGGAGGATACTACCTACGGCCTTATGCCAGTAGAATATCACCAACGGCTCGTCCGTAGATTCCAGGAACTCGCAGATCCAGGAGATACATCCTTTCTCCTTGGCGATGTATGCGCTTCTTTGTAAACGGGAGGCGATGGCTTTCTGCTCTACAACACCACCCGCACCAGCGACACCATTCCAGAAGTCGTCCTCTATCAGCTTATACTTCTCTACCAGCCCAGGATCTGCTTGGACAGGTACAACCTCAATCATTTTCGGAGGTAAGTCTTTCATCACCTCTGATTTGAGTCTGCGTAGCATCAAGGGCTTGATGAGGGTATGTAGCTCCTCCATATTGGTAGCACCCTTGTATTCTATGGCAAACCCATTGTGGCGAGGGTCGCAGTATCTGTTAAGGTACTTCTGCTGGTTACTGAAAGTCTGCTTGTCAATCAAGTTCAAAATAGGGTAAAATTGTGCAGGCCTTGTTCTGATTGGGGTTCCCGATAAGGCTACCACGGATGCACACTTTTTGGATAAGGCACGAAAGGCCTTGCTACGCTTGCTAGAAGAGTTCCCGATGGCTTGTATCTCGTCTCCGATGATCATCTTCCAAGTTATATCCCCCAAGCCCCCATCAAGTACAAATCTGTAACTATGGTCTTCGTACCCTGCCCAGTCTGCCAGAATGTCCCAGTTGATGACATAGGTTCCCCAAGGCTCCAGCTTCCGAGGTGTACGCCCTTCCAGGATGGTGATCGGTTCGTTTGGTCCAACCCACCTCCTCACTTGCCGGTACCATTGCACCTTGGTGGTCGTCATCACCACAATCAGTACAGGCCTCAACTCTGGCTTCATGGCCTGCCAAGCCAAGGCCATGACAGTCTTACCAGTACCCATCTCATCCCCAATGAGGCCTCTTCCTCCTCGATACTCCAGGAATCGCAAGGCCTCTATTTGGTAGGGTCGGAGCCCACTTGGGTAGGTGTCTGTCAATTCCAAGTTTTCCCATGGGGCTTGCCAAGGTTCCGCGGGAATTAGAGCACTTTGTGGTAGCTCTATACCTTGGGCAGGGGTTTCCGGTAGTTCGATCTTATATCCCATGCTTTCCAGCAATTGATAGCATTGTGGAGTGTTGGGGATCGTCCAGTGCTTGGCCTTGGGCTCGAATAGCCGCCCAGGGACTGACTTGACCAGCTCGAGTTGCTTACGCCACTCTTCCGTATCAGCATCCCACCACTTTACAGTGAATCGGTTGGTTCGGAGGTCTAGCTTGGCAATTCTCCGAGGTCTTGCTTGTGGGTTGTAATCCACAAAGGGCTTCGGTGTACTTTGGCTACCAAACCCTTGGTGACTTTCCATCCATTCCATAAATTGAGAGTTTTGATTATTCATATGCCATTTTACCCAGCATCTTCTAATGCCCATTGATCTTCCTTCCCCAAGGCCTTCTCCGCCATCTGATATAGCTCTTCCGTCGAGGGGATGGGGATACAAGCCTCCTCCGCAGTCTTCTTGAGCTCCTCTGCTTTACGGGAAACCCGTTCTCTGTGAACCGCAGCCCTCTCTCTCTCCCGTAGGGCGGAGGCCTTGGCCTCTTTAGTAGCCGAGGGCTCCAGTTCTACCTTCTCCTGGTACCTTACGAGGTTCACAAAGCGTTCCCAGTGAGGGCTCTTGGGTGTGAGGAATTCCCATCTCAGCCCTCCAGTAACTCTTTCAACTTCTATGTACTGGATCACAAGGGAGAAGAACGAGGATCGGTTGCATACATCGAATTGGTTCTCGCTGCAGGCCAGGATGCGTTCTTTGAAGGCATTGTACCACTCCACCAACTCTAGGCCTGCGTTGTAGTAGGTATACTTGGCTTGGTATGTCCACTCTGGCTGGCTCCCGGAGGCTACCTCCTCTTTATAGAGCTTGTCCATCTTGGTAGCCACATCATTAGGTAGCTGGGATCTGACCACCATCCACATACCCTTCAGCTCCTCTTTAAGAGGTGAGTACAGAAAGGTCAGAAACATAGAGGTGCACTGCAGAGGGTTGCGGTCGTTAACCAGGAAGTTTCGGAGGTTGATCTTTTGCCTACGCTTTTTGTCAGGCATCATAGAAGGCCAGTCGAACCCATTATCCCACGACTCCTGCAGGGCGCTGGCGGCATGGATCACCATAGATACAATTTCATCCCAGTGCACCAACCCACCTTCTCCGGAATCCCTAGGAAGCAGTCCTCCGAAATCGATTTCCTTTTCCGGCCACCCTACCTTCCAAGAAGTTCCAGAGAGAAAGGTTCGGTGTCTGATCTTCTGTATTATGTCGTTGATGGCTACCAATTCCTTAGAGGGATGGGTTCGGTTGTATTCTGAATTGACAAAGATACCAGTATCGATAATGGACTTAAAGATTTCCTGAGGGACAAAGTCATCAGAAACCTCTTCCGAGAAGAAGGAAGCACTCCCCGCCTGCGCAGCTGCGGGGATGCCTCTGGTTATCTCTTTAGAGATTGGGGTCTGGTTAGGTAAGGTATGGTTTAATAAATGTTGGCTTGCTGCCAGGCTGCTTGCTGGTTTGCTGTCAGGCTGCTTGCTGGTTTGCTGCCAACCAACAAGCTTTGCCCCACTACCAACAAACGATTTCTCGGTTTTTATATAGTTTTCCAGGATTTCAAGATTGATAACATACCACTTACGGGCCGGTAACCCTTTCAGCTTTGAAATGAGTATACCAGCAGCCTGCAAATCGGCGATACACCTATGAACCGCAAACCTTTTAAGGCCGAGCCACTCCGTAATACTTTCCTCCGTACAATAGAAAACCAGCCCATCTCCATCAGGCTGTTTTCCACTGTCTAGGAACACTTTTTGTTGGTCCAATAGGTAGGACAGTACAGCTATAAGATTCCAGTCCCCCTCGCAGGGCTTGACCAAACCCTTGTACATTGGCCACCAATTACCACCATAGATGGGGTGGCCCTTCCATAATTTATTACCACTCATTTCAACCCCCGCGTTGCCAGCGTACTCGGTCTTCTGCTGTACAAGGCTTCTTCCCCAGCCACTCATCCACCTTCCTCAGATCATATGCGGCCTTACTCTCGTTCATTTCCTTGAATGGGGGACTCGCGTAGGGTTCCGCTGGTAGCTCCAGTGAGTGGATAGTGATCGGCGGAGCCTTCCAATTCCTTCCTCTGTATGTAAACTGCCACCATCTGGGATCGGGCTTGTAGTTGCGGTGCATCATCTCGTTCAATACCAAGTGATGGTATCTAACGATAGAGGCATATGGGTACAGCCATAGCCACCTTGTAGATGGACCATTGCCTCTGCCCCAGCCCTTGCCACGAATAGAGCAGCAGTCTCTATGTAGCGAGGTAAGAAGTGGGGAGGGAAGAGCTGGTATGAGAGAAGGATGATATAGGTACATGGCTATTATACTGGAGGCCTGATCGTCTCATTGAGTGGATTGAAGACTATATCATTTTCGCTTATATTATAGGCCAAGAGTGCCCTCCATATCCGTATTGGATTCATCCCTTCCACTGGTAAATCACTTCGTACCTACTATTGGGAGGCCTTGGTGATCCCTACCCACGGGAGCAGAGTTCCTATATTTAACGAGATCGGCTCCGGCTCTGGCTCGAGAAGTAGAAACGGCAATCCTTGGCTAAATATCAGCAAAGTATGGTAAACTTTTATTTACCAATTATTTTTAATGAAAGTATTGATGGGTCAATCAAAATAGGTTATATTATCAGGGTACAAACAACCAACCCGAGGCA